AAGATCCGCAGCTATTGCCTTGCTTATTAGCCGGGCAACTATACCCAATTGCTTTAGATTCTTTGTGAACTGTTGACGTTAGCCCCACATTACTATGGGGCTTCCCGTCAATCATCGTAGCTGATACCCTCACCGCCAGGTTTCCCGGGAGTGAACCGCCTTGTTTATAAAAGCTTTTCAGGATCCCAGCTTCTCGTGTTGGCAACCAGTGCTTAATGCCTGGTGTTGCCATTGCAACAGCTACAATCTTTTTAAAATGGTTCAGACTTTGTATATCTCCTGAATCATGCCATCTAAAATAAGGAACTTTTTTTCCGTAATGTTTTATTAATAGAACCATATCATCAACCCAATTCTCATTGGTGATAGATTCTAATCTGTTAGCGTGAGCTGCTTTCACGCCTTTAAAAGTATAGCGGCCTTTCAATGCGTAACACATTGAGCAAGTACTATTTTTAATTAATCGCAGCTTTGACCCGGTGTCACATTCAAATGCGCTTAGGCCGTAACCATATCCAGGCATCTTGGATGGTTTACTTAAACCCCCAACGTTTGCCCATGCTTCTTTTATATTCATAATTCACTCCTATGTTAAAGGGCTGCGCCTGCCTCCATTAATGAGTTTATCAGGTCTTTGGTATACGATGGAGCCAGCCCTATCTATTATATAAGATCTTATGGGAGATTAGTCAACTAAATAATTAAAAAAAATTTCTTGATCCTTGTGGCCTGGGCCTTGTTCCTTGTTCCTTGTTCCTTGTTTTTTTTTAATGTAGAGCCACCATAGCGCTTTAAGTCATGGTGGCTCTGTTTGCCATGGTATACTTCGGGCGACCATGCTACCCTTTTTGGGCTGGGGGATATACCATTCTTTTTCAAGAGATGAGTGCGCACACCAGTCCAAAACTCTTAAATTTATTTTCTCCTCTCAAAACCAAATTCAATTCTTGGATCTTCACTATCAATCATTGATGTATCAATTTCTCCGATCCATTTTATGAGAATGTCTTTATTGCTATCATGATCATCTTCTACAAGCATAAATAAACATTCTAAATTTTCATCGTAATTTTTTAATTTTTTTATTAGTTCTTTTATTTTCATTGGTTCCCTCCTCAATATCAACAACAAAGTTTACTCTTACTAAACCCTCTGTATCAGTAAAGATATCAAACTCTACATCATGGAATGTAGAGTCTAATATTTTTATTAGCTCGTGCCCTTTCATATAGATGGAATAACCGGTAGTTTAGAATCAGTAGTAAAAATTACTCCACTACCGTTGCCCTCATCATCTCTTGAAGCCGTAATCCAATGTCCATTATCAAATACTATTTTAATATTTGTTTGATAATCGTCATCTCCAAAAATATCAGCATTCTCATTTCCACTGAGATAATAAACATCAACTATTTTTCTACCGACAAGAAATTTTTTTGCCCGTGCGCCCCACTCAGTTTTTAATTCTTGGTTGGTCATTTGGTCTAAAGGTTTATCCACAATTCACTCTCCTGTTAAATTTTTTATAAAAAAGATAATCTATAATCTTATGTCTTCTCTCGAATTCTTTCCAACTATATTCCTTACCCTCATAATTTTTAGGAAGATACTTTTTTAATAAGTATGACATATATTTGTCTGCATTCATAATTCACTCCTTTTTTTAAAATTAATAATTGACATTACATAAGATATATCCCATAGTCAAGTATTAATTAACCTATAACAAGGAGTGTAAAATGGGTAGATATTATAATGGAGATATTGATGGCAAGTTTTGGTTTGCTGTTCAAGATAGTGATGATGCTGACTTCTTTGGAGTCAAAGGGCATTATGCATACTTACATTATTATTTTGATAAAGATAATATGACAAGTATTGATAAGGGTATTAAAACTTGTATTGATACTCTCGGTTCTTGGAATGAAAAACTCGATAAGTTTTTTAAAGAGAACAATGGTTATAACGATGAGATGTTAGAAAAACAAATCGGACTTAAACAAGAGAAAGCTAGAGGTGTTCTTAAATGGTATGCAAGATTACATCTCGGACAAGAAATTAAAAAGTGTGTAGAGGAGAAAGAACAATGTTCTTTTGAAGCTGAATTATAAAAATAATAAGGGGGCTTACGCCCCCTTGCTCCTTGCGACCTCTCGCATTAAGTCATTAACTTTATCCAACCATATCCTTTCAAGCCAGGCGCATGTGCCTTTTGACCTTGCAGCTTGTGCTTTCATTTTAACAGCTCGGTCCTGCAGCTCTTCTTCAGTATAATAAATTCCATTATATAATTTAATCATTTTTATTTTCCTTTAATTTAATTGGGGGCATGATTGCCCCCAAGTCTCTGATCCTTACCAATTAGATTAGTCTAATAGTATCATGTACGCCTTAGGATTAAATTTCATAAACCAATCTAATCCAAGTCTGTGATTTTCCCAATCTTTCAAAGTTTCGCAACCCATAAGCATATCATAAATTGAAAGTTCAAGTGCATTAAGTTCAATGCTATCACCTCCAAATCTATTTTGTACAGTTGCTCCATTGTCATAAATTTGGATAGGCGCCTTAAAAGGCGCCTTATTTTTTACTAGTTTAATTTTCATCTTTTTTAACCCTAAGATTTTTTACGTTAAAATCTAAGTCCTCTAGCCATGAAGTTATTTCATCTTCGATGGTTTTTATTTCATCTTTATAACTTTCCTCATAAGTATTTTCTTCTAAGAAAAAGTTTTTATTTTTGGCTTCTAGCTCAAAGTTAATATTAAATTTAATCATCGTTGCTCCTGTAAAAATGTTTTAAGTTCTTCAAGTCTATCAGAATTAAAACCAGCGTCTGTATCGTCCATTTCTTTGGTACCAACATCCCAATTCCATTCATCAAGTAAATCTTCTAAGCAATGGAAAAAATGCAGTTCGCTATTAAACGAACTGCCTTTTTTTAATTCAACTTTAATTTTCATTCCCAAACTCCATGGTCTTGGGCCATTTCGTAGTGGTATTCGTTAATCATCTCTTGAATGATTTCCTCAACCTCTTCAGCTGTGTGACCTTGGCTAAGTAATAAAGCTCGTTGCTCTATCTCCCATTCGTTTTCAATTATGCTTTTAGTATCTAAAGCCATCTCGCTCATTTTGCCCATTCAATCCCCCTTATTTTTAGACTTATTAAAGTCCTTAGGTTTATAGACCTCCAAGCTTTTCTCGGATTGTATTTATTCTTCTTCAATAGATTAACATCAATAACCTCTAGCAGATGTTCTCTATCGCCTTTTAATTCCCCACCAGCAAAAAACTTTTCATTAGTAGGTAATTTACAAAGCATGGTACGTTTGCTTTTATCTGCTTTTTCAAATGTAGCAGAAAAAATCTTAGTACCTATTGCTTTCTTTACATCTTTTTTTATAAACATATATTCACTCCTTATGATTTAGTTTATATATCTTATATATATATAATTTATCCCATTACAATAGTTAATTTAATTTTTTACTGGCTTTTTCCAGTTCTTTTTCCTACTTACTCACAGCAAGAAAAGGAGTGTCATTCTCACATCTTGCGCATTCAAAAAATCAAAAAGGGGGCAACCCCTAAAAAAGACCGTAGGTCTATATAGTTCTCTATATATATACTGTTTTACTCATATAGACTTTATGGTATAAACATCGGATGGCTGACCTTAATGCTTTTAAGAGGCTAACTAATTTTGATAATTTAAGTCCGAGTGAATTAGAGACATTACAAAAAAAGTTAACACTACGTAAAAAAACCTTTGATCTAAAATCATTGGCGCAAAATAATTTTTTAAAGTTTGTTAAACAAGTATGGCCTGAGTTTATAGAGGGACCCCATCACATAAAAATTGCAGAAAAGTTTCAAGCATTAGCCGAGGGGAAGATAAAACGGCTAATTGTAAATATGCCACCCAGACATACAAAATCAGAATTTGCATCATTCTTATTTCCCGCATGGATGATGGGCCGTGAACCACGGCTCAAGATTATTCAAACCACACACACAGCAGAACTCTCTTATCGTTTTGGTAGAAAGGTTCGTAATCTTATGGAAGAAAATACTTTCCAAGATATTTTTGATGACATTCAATTATCTCAAGATTCAAAAGCTGCAGGTAGGTGGGAGACTAATAAAGGGGGAGAGTACTTCGCTGCAGGTGTCGGCGGTGCTATTACAGGACGTGGTGCAGATTTATTAATTATTGATGATCCACATTCCGAGCAAGATGCATTAAGTGAAACGGCAATGGAGTCAGCGTACGAGTGGTATACATCTGGTCCAAGACAAAGACTTCAACCAGGCGGAAAGATTGTTATTGTTATGACGAGGTGGTCTACAAAAGATCTAACCGGAGAATTAATGAAAGCACAAAAAGATGTAAAGGCAGATCAGTGGGAGGTGATTGAGTTTCCAGCAGTCTTGAATGATAAACCTATTTGGCCTGAATATTGGAAGCTAGAAGAATTAGAATCGGTTAAAGCTTCACTATCGGTTCCGAAATGGAATGCACAGTGGCAACAGAATCCAACTTCAGAAGAAGGTTCCATTATAAAACGAGAGTACTGGCAGATTTGGGACAAGCCTAGTCTCCCTAAATTACAACATGTTATTCAATCGTATGACACGGCCTATAGTAAAAAAGAAACTGCAGACTTCTCAGCGATAACAACGTGGGGTGTATTTATGCATAATGATATTACTCCTAATATAATTTTGCTAGATGTGGAGAAAGGACGATGGGATTTTCCAAAATTAAAAGATGTTGCTATAGAGCAATATAAATACTGGGAGCCTGAGACAATAATCATTGAGGCGAAAGCAAGTGGATTACCCCTGACTCAAGAACTACGGCGCTTTGGTATTCCTGTTGTTAATTTTACACCGAGTCGTGGTAATGATAAACATGTAAGAGTAAACTCTGTATCAACACTATTTGAAGCAGGACAGGTATGGTGTACAGACGACCGTTGGGCAGAAGAATTAGTTGAAGAATGTGCTGCTTTCCCTTATGGTGACAACGATGATTTAGTTGATAGCATGACACAAGCGTTAATGCGTTATCGACAAGTAGGTTTGGCTGTACATCCAGAGGATTATGAGGATCCTCCAGGTCTTCCTCCTACGCAATTGTTGGAGTATTACTAATGGGCGAATATAAAGTTAGATTTAAAATTACTACTCCTCCGGAGTATTTAGATGGTAAAAAAATTCCTAGTGCTGGGACTACTACATTACAAACAGTTAATGCTTCTAGTAAATCAGAAGCTATTACAGAAGCTAAAAAAAATTATAAAGCAAGTAATCACTATAAAAATATTATGAAAAATCAAGATAGCACACAAAGCCCTAAAAAACCTAGAGTTAGAGTAATGAAAGTATATGGTGGTGGTTCTGCAATGACAGAGGATCTTACTGACCCCACAGAAAAAATTGATCAATATACTAAAGGTGGAAAACATGGTGGATTAGCTAAGAGGGGGTATGGAATTGCTAGATATCCAAATAAACAATCATGAAGAAGTCAAAATATAAACCAGGGTTCACGGTTAAAGGCACTAAAAGAAAAAAAACAAAGTCAGAAAAAGAAGCTGCCTCTTTCCAAAACCCAAAAAAAGGTTATTATAAGTTTACACAACCTAAAAGTTGGGTATCATTATTAAAGAAGAAACAGAAGAAGAACAGGAAAACATAGTATGGGCGATAGAGAAGAAGGGAATCTAGTAGGAATTAAAGGGTACGAAGAGTTTGACCTTAATGATCCTAACTTTAAAAGATTTATAAAAATGCGTATGAAGAAATTTGATCAAACTGAACAAGAAGCATTGAATTCATTTCTTAAAGAACAAAAAGAACACTATGCAAAAAAAAATAAAAAGGCTCATGGGGGAAGTATTAAAAAACATAAAAAAGGTGGGTATGTTAAATCATCTGCTCAAACTTCAGTAATCCCTGGAGCGAGAGTCAAGGGCAGTGCAGAAGGATCCACGATCCCCGGTGCAAAAGCTAAAGGTTCAGCAGAAGGTTCTACAATTAAAATGACACCAATGAAAATGAAACATGGGGGTGATCCAAAAAAAGGTAGTATGTTAAGTATTACTATTGAGAAAAAACCAATTGATACAAAAACAATGAATATGATTAAGAAAGCAGAAAAGACAGGTAATGTTCTTAAAATGAAATCAGGTGGCGCAGCTAAACGTGGCTACGGAAAGGCAAGGAGATAATGGCTGGATTAACAGACTTATCGGGAAAATCTAGAAGTTACCTTACACGAAAATTAAATCAAATGGAACTTCCAGAAACAGATTCTAGAGATTTTGATGACGAGCATATAAAACAAATTTTATTGCAAGAAGGGCCAGATTTATATTTTGATTCTAGAGATAGTGCTAAAAAGAAAACTAAAAAGAAAACTATAAAAGTAGCAACAGCTAAACATGGTGGTTTAGCTAAACGTGGCTACGGTGTAGCGAGGAGAGGTTAATGGCAGTAGAAAGACCAGCAGGTTATAATCCAGCACCATCAGATCCGATGAGTGATGCTCCAGAAATAGAAGTGGAAGCAGCAATAGGGGAAGAAGTTATAGAGAATCCAGATGGATCAATTACATTTGGTGAGGAGGCAATGGCCGAGGAGCAAATTCCTTTCGGTGCTAACCTTGCAGAAATTTTAGACGATGATGTATTAGAATCAATTTCATCTGAACTGAGAGAACAATTTGAAGATGATAAGTCTTCACGAGACGAGTGGTATCATTCTTACACAAAAGGTTTAGATCTTTTAGGATTTAAATATCAAGAAAGATCACAGCCGTTTCAAGGAGCAAGTAATGTTACACACCCACTTTTAGCAGAAGCTGTTACACAGTTTCAAGCACAAGCATATAAAGAATTACTTCCAAGCGGAGGTCCTGTTAAATGTAATGTAGTAGGAGTACAAGATGTTAAAGTAGAAGAACAAGCACAACGTGTTAAAGAATACATGAACTTTCTTATTACAGAAGAGATGGAAGAGTATGATGCAGACACAGACCAATTACTTTTTTATTTACCACTAGCAGGTTCTTCTTTTAAAAAAATGTATTACGATGCAGGATTAGCACGACCTGTATCTAAATTTATTCCAAGTGAAGATTTAATTGTTCCTTATTTATCAACTGATTTACAATCAGCGGAACGAGTGACGCATGTCATAAAAATGACAAAAAATGAAATTCGTAAAGCTCAAGTTGTAGGAATGTACAGAGATATAGAATTAATGAATCCAGATATGGATGAAGACCGTATTCAAAAAAAATATAATCAATTAGAAGGTGTTACTAAAGTTAACTACGATGAGTTGTATGAAATTTTGGAGATGCATTGCGATTTAGACATAGAAGGTTTCGAAGATCAAGACGAGCAAACAGGAGAACCTACAGGTATAAAGATTCCTTATGTTGTTACTATTGACGAGGGAACAGGAAAAATTTTATCCATCTACAGAAACTACCGAGAAGACGATTCCCTTAGAAAAAAAATACCATACTTCATTCATTATAAATTTTTACCAGGTCTTGGTTTTTATGGCTTTGGCCTTATTCATATGTTGGGGGGTTTGTCCAGGACTGCTACGGCAGCTCTCCGTCAACTCGTTGATGCGGGAACATTATCTAATTTACCAGCAGGATTTAAAGCACGAGGGATTAGAATTGCTGACGATGATACACCATTACAACCAGGAGAGTTCAGAGACATAGATGCACCAAGCGGTGATCTTCGACAAGGGCTTATGCCTCTTCCTTACAAGGGACCTGATCAAACTTTATTTGCTTTATTAGGTTATGTAGTTGATGCAGGAAAAAGATTTGCTTCTGTAGCAGATCAGAAAATGGGTGAAGGTTCACAAGCAAACCCAGTTGGCACAACAATGGCTATTATTGAACAAGGTTCAAAAGTCATGAGTGCTATTCATAAAAGATTACACTATGCACAACGAAAAGAATTTAAAATTTTAGCAAGAATTATTCAAGATTACTTACCACCAGAATATCCGTATGCAGTGGTGGGTGGTAATCAAATGATTAAGCAAACTGATTTTGATAATCGTGTGGATGTTATGCCGGTTTCGGACCCTAACATCTTTTCAATGGCTCAACGTATTACGTTGGCACAAACACAATTACAATTAGCACAAGCAAACCCCCAAATACACAACCAATATGAGGCCTATAGACGTATGTATCAGGCAATGGGGGTACAAAATATAGAGGCATTACTTCCGCCTCCACCACAACCTATGCCAACAGATCCGGCAGTAGAGAATTCACAAATGTTATTACAAAAACCAGCGATGGCTTTTCCTCAACAAGATCATGCTGCTCATATTGACACGCACCGTGCCTTTATGTCGACGTATTTAGTGAAAAATTCTCCACCAGTTTTGTCTTTAATACAGTCACATATTTCTCAACACATTAGTGAACAAGCAAAAGAGGAAGTTATGATGAAAAATCAAGAAGAAATACAACAATTAACAGCTCAATATGGAGGTCAAATACCTCCAGAACTACAACAACAGTTTGAAATTGAAATTGCTAAACAAACCGCTGTTAGAATTAAAGAATTAACAGAAGAAATGGTAGCAGAAGAGCAAGAATATCTAGAAGGAATGCAACAAGACCCACTAGTTACACTTAAAAAAGAAGAATTAGGTCTACGTGCAGAGGAATTAGAACTTAGAGCTCAAAAAGATGGGGAAAAACAAGGGTTAGATGAAGAAAAATTTGTTGTAGACACAGTTCAAGAGCAGCAAAAAATTGATAATGCGGATAGACACGCAACAATTAGAGAACAAATACAGTTAAAAAAGATTGATGAACCATCTAAACTAAGAAATAAATATTAGAATGTTTAATATACATAACATAGATGGTAATGATGCTGATATTAATAATTTAACTGCGATTGTCTATAATTCTATCCATGAATTACTAGAAAGAGATAAACTTGATCCAATTCAATTGGCTATTGCTTTAACTTGTGCTTCAAGAATGTTATTAAAAGATTTTGTAAGCAATAAGGATGTAGCTGCTTTTGTGGAATATGCAAATAATCTCTTGATTGATCACGAGAAAGCCACTAAACATTAATATATTATGAAAGCAAAATATATAAACGGTTCTAAATACCCAAATGCTAAAATGACTGTGACTACAGACATGAATCCTTATGCAGGACCTAATGTAAATAAAACTTCTATTCTTTCAACAGCATCAGCTGCTGTCGAAGGACCGAAAGTTGTTGACAATTTAGGTGCTGGACCAAAAGGTCAACGCAGTAAAATGCAAATTAAAAAGGTTCCTTTTAAAGGCGTTTTTTAATGGAGTGTAAAAACTGTGGACATGGGTGTCACTGTAGTGACGGCAGTTCTTGTCAATCATGTGATTGCAAAAACTGTGAACATGTAGTAGACTAACGCACTTTAACAAAGGAGGTTGTATGAACCTATTAAAAGATCTATGGGCACACTTGAAAGAGTGGTCAGACTGGCAAATGAAGGACTGGATAAAAGCGGGTATTGTCGCTATTGTTGTTCTAATTATTATTAGTCAGATAACTGGAGGAGGAGCCTAGACTATGGTCTGGCAACTCTTAGCAAAACCCCTACTCGGCGTGGCCGCAGACACAGTCCGTGGCTTCGTCGAGACCAAAAAAGCGAAAGCTGAATTAAAGATCACAGAAGTTAAAGCAGCAACCAAACTTAAAGAAGATCAGATCGCCGGGAAAGTAAAATGGGAAGCATCGGCCGTGGATCAAATGAAAGGTTCGTGGAAAGATGAGCTAATTTTAATTTGTCTTTTGGCTCCAGCGACACTCGTATTTTTTCCAGGAATGACAGAACATATTCATGCTGGGTTTGTAGCCCTGCAGTCACTTCCGGACTATTATAAACACCTCTTATACATCGCCTGCTCAGCTAGCTTCGGCATCAAGGCCGGAAAAGGTGCAATGGGATTATTAAAAAAGAAATAGGAGGACTAATGAAAGATTTAAGTGGAGACGGTAAGATAACTAAAAAAGATGTTCTTATTGGTAGAGGAGTTATTAAAGCTAAAAAGGGTGGAAAAGTTAAAAAAGGTTTATATTATAATATTAATAAAAGAAAAAAAGCAGGGACAAGTAGATCAAAGAAAAAATCTACTATTAGTAAAAAAGCTTATGCTAATATGAAAAAAGGTTTTCCTAAAAAGAAAAAATAATGCCTTTTAAATCTGAGAAACAAAGAAAATATTTATTTGCTAACGAACCAAAAATAGCTAAACGATGGGCTAAAGATTATAAAGATGGAGGGTTATCAGTTCCACAAATGAAAGCAAATGCCGCTGGAATAAAACCAGTTATTGCATCGAAACCCAAAGGTGATCCTACAGGACAAGGATTAAAAGGTCAAGCACTTACGGGCGGAGCAATGAAAAGTAAACGTAATGTAGGAACAGGTCCTTTAGTAAAGAAAAAGAACGGTGGATTTATTAACATAACTCCTAGAGGATTTGGAAGAATGCTTAAAAATAAAAGACCAACGACAAGGATATATACATGAACATGGAAAGATTATTACAATCCGTTAAGGATCACGAGGGGTACAGAAACAAGGTCTACCTAGATACCTTAAATAAGAGGACCGTAGGCGTCGGGCATTTATGCGTCGAAGATTTTTGGGAAGATGATAAAGAGTATGAAGAAAAATTTTTAATGACTATACTAGAACATGATTTACAAACAGCAATTAAAGGTGCTGAAGACTTAATGCAAGAGCATGGATGTTCCGATATAGATGATTTAGCTAAGGAACTTATAATTGAAATGGTGTTTCAACTTGGAAAAACAGGCGTGTCTAAGTTCCGTAATATGTGGAAACATTTATCAGCACTTGAGTATTCTTTGGCGGCGAGCGAAATGTTAGATTCACGTTGGGCAAAACAGACACCTAACAGAGCCCAAAACATGAGTAACAAGATGAGTGGTATAGGAGCGTAGTGGATATAATAAAAATTGTAGATTATCTTAAAAAAATATTAAAAACTAGACAAGACCAAGTAAATCAAGTTATAACATCAGATGTAAAAAACTTTGAAGAATATAAATATCTTCTAGGAAAATTACATGCTTATAACGAAACTATACAGGAACTCACGGACCTGCTAAAAAAACAGGAGCAATATGAAGACGAAATCGAAGATTATAACCAGAGAAAATAATATCATAGATATTAACGAAAAACCCTACAAAACAAAAAAAGAAATAGGAAAAGTTCCGGAACCTACAGGGTTTAGAATTATTTTATTTCCTTTATTACTAGAGAAAAAAACTAAAGCTGGTTTACACCTTACAGATGAAACTGTGGCAGAAGCACAAGTAGCTACTAATGTTTGTCGTGTTTTAAAAGTAGGACCCGATGCTTATAAAGATAAAGAAAGATTTCCCAATGGTCCTTGGTGCAAGAGTACTGATTGGGTACTTATTACCAAATATGCAGGATCTAGAATCCGTATTGATGGTGGTGAGCTTAGAATAGTGAATGATGATGAAATACTGGCGGTCATTGATCATCCAAAAGATATACTGCCAGCAAGTTTATTTTAGGAGAAAAATATGGCGAAAGAAAAATTAGTTCCCTTAGATGTAACAGGTAATGCTGTTGAAGTAACTTTAAAGGATGAAGACTCAAAAGAAGAAGTTGTTGTAGAAGAAAGTAATGTAAAAGAAATTGTAGAAGAAGCTCCTCAAGAAGTTGAAGCGAAAGAAGAAAAAGTTGAAGAAGTTACAGAGAAAAAAGTTGAATCTTCAGAAGATTCTGATCCTTACAAAACTGATGACTTAGGAGACTACAGTAAAAATGTTAAAAAACGAATTAACAATCTTGTTGGCCGTATGCGAGAAATGGAACGGCTTTACAAAGATGTTCAAGATGAAAACGAAGAATTAAAACAAAGATATACGAATGTTGGAAAAGGTTATGTATCTGAGTATGAAGGTAGAGTAACAAATGCTGCAGAAGCAGCTAAAGCTAGACTTAAAAAAGCAATAGAAGATAATGATACAGAAGGCCAAGTTTCTGCACAAGAACAGTTGGCTCAAGCTAAAGCAGATGCCACAAGATTATCATCTATGAAACAGGCTCAAAAAAATGATGAAGCAAATTATGCTTCTCAACCTGTTCAACAACAAGCACCCCAACAAGATTATGCTGAACAACCAACTTATGATCCCCGTGCAGAGGAATGGGCAGCAAGAAATGAGTGGTTCGGTGCTGATAGAATGATGACAGGAGCAGCAATGGAACTACATAATCAACTTGTTAATGAAGAAGGATTTGACCCAACGTCAAATGAGTATTATAAAGAAGTAGATTCTCGCATGAGAAATGAGTTTCCTCATAAGTTTGGTAATACTAAACCTATTGAGGAGAAGAAAACCGAAACGAAACAGCCCGTTCAGACTGTAGCGTCGGCCGTACGAAAAACAAAATCTGGACGCCGAGTAGTGAAGCTCACACCTTCACAAATAGCAATAGCGAAAAGACTCAATGTGCCATTGGAAGAATACGCAAAACACGTGAAGGAGGCGTAATATGACTGAAAAATTAAAGAAATCCACACGCAAAATTGAAACCCGTGAAAAGAAAGCTCGTAAGAGAGGATGGGTTCCTCCTTCGAACTTGGATGCACCCGAACCACCCGAAGGTTTTCACCATCGTTGGGTTCGTGCTGAATTTCGTGGCGAACAAGATGAAAAAAACATCATGGCTCGTTTACGATCAGGATATGAATTTGTAAGAAAAGAAGAGTATCCTGACAGAATAGATCTTCCGTCTATTAGTGATGGAAAATTTAAAGGTGTTATTGGAGTCGGAGGATTATTATTGATGCGCTGTCCTATAGAAGTTAAGGAAGATAGGGATGCCTACTTCGCAGAAATTACTAAAGGAAAACAAGATTCCATTGATAATGATCTTATGAAAGACGAGCACCCTTCTATGCCTATCTCGAAAGAGAAACGCAGTAGGGTTGAATTTGGTGGAAACAAAAAGTCTTAAATAAGTAAGGCCTATGTCTCTACCAGAGTCTAAAGGAGACATATTATGGCAAATATAGATGCTGCTTTCGGATTACGACCTTTCGTAAGAGAAGGCTCTTCATATAATACCCAAGGTATGAATGCTTATGCTATTCAAACTGCTAGTATAACTGGCGTTGCTAATGAAATTTTTACAGGACAAGGGGTAATACCTCTAGCTACTGGAGTAATTAGTTATGCAGGTGCAGCAGCAGGTGGCACAGTACCATATCTCGGTGTTTTTATGGGCTGTAAATATACAGCACTAGACGGCACGCCAACGTGGTCAGCTTATTATCCAGGCACTGCTTCTGTTAAAGCAAATACAGAAGTTATTGGTTATATAATAGATGATCCAAATCAATTATTTTTAATAAATAGTGATGCGGCGGCAGCCGATGGACTAGTTTTTGCTAATGCAAATTTTGCTACAAGTGTAACTGGAAGTACAACTTCTGGTTATTCTGCAGGCGAATTAGCAGTAAGTACAGCAAACACTACAGCCTCCCTTAACTTGAGAATTCTCGGTTTCGAAGATTCTCCTAGCAATGATGACGCAACCGTTGCTGGTCGATTAGCGATAGTTAAACTTAACGTACATTTCTTTAACACAGCGACAGGAATAAACTAATAGGAGACTAGAAAATGGCTATAAGTAGAGCACAACTAGCTAAAGAGCTAGAACCTGGTTTAAACGCCCTGTTTGGACTAGAGTACGCACGTTATGAAAACGAGGCCGCAGAAATCTTCGACAATGAATCTAGTGATAGAGCATTCGAAGAAGAGGTTATGTTGGTTGGCTTTGGCGAAGCTTCTGTAAAAGCGGAAGGTGCAGCAGTTGGTTTTGATACCGCTTCTGAATCTTTCACTGCGAGATACGTGCATGAAACAATTGCACTAGCATTCGCTTTAACGGAAGAAGCAGTCGAAGATAACTTATATGATACTTTATCTGCTCGTTATACAAAAGCATTGGCTCGTTCAATGGCGTATACAAAACAAGTTAAAGGTGCTGATGTATTAAACACAGCATTTGCAACAACTGGTGGCGATGGTGTTACTTTATGTAATACTGCACACCCAACTGCTTTAGGTGGTAACTTCTCAAACAGAAGTGCTACAGATGCAGATTTAAACGAAACCTCATTAGAACAAGCGATGATTGATATTGCTGGTTTTATCGATGAAAGAGGGCTAAAAATTGCAATGCAGGGAAGAAAATTAATTATCCCAGTAAACATTCAATTCGTAGCTGATAGAGTCTTGAACTCAACTCTAAGAGTCGGTACTGCTGACAATGATATCAACGCTCTGAAAAATATGGGTATGTTACCAGGTGGTTATACAGTTAACCACTATCTATCGGATACTGATGCATACTTCATTAAAACAGATTGTCCTAATGGATTCAAACACTTCACAAGAGCTGCCCTTGCTACTGGCATGGAAGGCGATTTTGACACAGGAAATATGAGATACAAAGCTAGAGAGAGATACAGCTTTGGTTACTCTGATCCTAGAGCGGTTTACGGATCTCAAGGTTCATAAAAATTACTGGATCCTCCCAGATAGAAGAAGGCGGTTGCAAGACCGCCTTTTTTGTTTTACAATATAATTCCTAGTATTAATTTAGTTACGCAGACTGGCTAGGCAGACGGTATAGAGACGGCGTAGCGATAATGGTCTATACGACCAAAGGAGAATAAAATGGCTAGAACTACTTTTCAAGGACCAGTCAGATCCCTTAATGGGTTTCTGGGTACAGGTCCTGATATGGCACAAGCAATAGGTGCAGGAACCACAGACGGTGGAACTGATATTGCAGGCATAGATAAATATCAAGGCAAAGTTGTACAGATCGGAAACGCCGTTACTGTATTTAACTTACCTTCAATTATAGACACAGCAAGTTCTGAAACTGCAGGACCAGGAACTGATCCTAACTCTACAAATAGAGTTGGAATGATCTATGAGTTTTTAATGACTGCAAGTTTAACTTCAAGTAACACTTTTACTTTAAATGCAGGAACTGCAGCAGGTAGAGATACAGCAGATGTGTTTAGAGGTATGGCAATCTACAACAACACAGCAACTGATCCAGGAGCCGTGACTGCTTTTACCGCAGGTGGAACTGACACTTTAACTTTAACTGCTACTACTAAAGGTGGACTAGAAGGAGCTCACATTAGATGTAGAGCTGTTGATGGTTTAATTTGGTTAGTCGAAGCACAATTAATCGGAAATGGCACATTTGCTAATCCTTGGAGTTAAACAATGGCAGCAGATACAGTAACAGGACCAACTATCTTACAACAAAATGACAATAGAGTTACAGTTAAACTTGTCGTTGAGTCGGGTGGTGATGGTGGTACTACTGTTATGGGTGACGTGTCAGCGTTAGCTGCAAATACTTTAGGTCAAGCTGTTGCAAGAATTTCAATTCAACAACTATGGTTTAGTTGTTCTGATGGTGATGGCGGTGACGCTTTTGCTCGTCTTGAGTATGAAGACAGTGATGGAGACATACCTATAATTACATTAGTTAGTAGTGGTAGTTTTGACTTTAGATCGTTTGGTGGAATACCAGCAAACACAAGTTCTAACTCAAATGAAAACGACATTCATGTAGTTATTCCCGCTACAGCAGATGCAGGTAACACATTCAGCATAATAGCAGAGTTCCAAAAAATATATTAGGATGGCTGATAAACAACCACCTAAGACAAAAAAAAATTTCCGCCCCACTAAAAAAGGGGCGGGAATGACTAAAGCGGGGGTGAAGAAATATAGAGCCATGAATCCTGGTTCTAAATTAAAAACAGCCGTAACAGGTAAAGTTAAAAAAGGATCTAAAAGTGCTAAAAGAAGAAAATCATATTGTGCTAGAAGTGCAGGTCAAATGAAACAATTTCCTAAAGCTGCAAAAAATCCTAACTCAAGATTACGTCAAGCAAGAAAAAGATGGAAATGTTAAATGAGAATTCTTTTCCTCGCATTGTGTTTTGTTTTAGTTGTTAGTGCTATTACTAGCGCTAATGGAGCAGATACAAATACAGTAAGTTCTACCGTTGTGACGGATAAATCCGTGCCGACGGCAAACTCACCAAGTGTAGTTGTAAATAATTCTGATGTCTGTAAGACAGCTGCGGCAGGTGCCGTTCAAACTCAAATTCTTGGTATTAGCAGCGGAATTACAATCACCGATGAAAACTGTGAAAGAATAAAATTATCACGTTCCTTATACTCGATGGGCATGAAAGTGGCTGCAGTGTCTACATTGTGTGCTGATCCTCGTGTGTGGGATGCAATGTATATGGCGGGTACATATTGTCCGTATATGGGTGCTATTGGTGAAGAAGCAAAAGAAGGATGGGAAAAAAATCCTGCTTTAGTACCTGAAGGATCACAAGTATTTAAACAAATAGAAATTAAACAAAAAGAACAACAAACAAGTGGACTAACAGATGGGCAAAAACTTCTTAAATTTATTGTATTGGGTATGGCTATGCATTCTGGTATCGTGGCATTCGCCCCTTAGAGCAGAATGTCCTGTTACTGCAACAGGATTATGTACGCCAGGAGTTGAAGAAACCATTGTTATCGATGAAGTAGAAACCATTGAATATGAAGCTGATGGGTATACAGTCACAACAGAAACTACTACTACAACTACAACAATAACTACAACCAATCAAGATTCAGGAAATATTCTTGACGGAGATGCTGGTTATGTTTCATCATCAAAATATGAAGGTGATATGGATTTGGACTGGGGAGGCCAAGGTCCTGCATCAATGCCTTCTGGCAATAGTTGTTATAATTTAGGTGCTGATAAATGCGCACAAATAACTGGTAGTGGTAATAGCACATCAACACAAGGTGTACCGGGCATGGGCACGACATTTATACAAACAATTGATATATCAGATCTTGATATACAAAATGGAGGAAGAACTAATTATTCAATAAAAGTAGATAAGCAAGATTCACAAGATAGAATCTATATGCACATTACAGGTAAGGATGGAAATACATCAGTCTTTAGTGGAACAGATATATTATCAGAATCAGGTGTTAATAGTGGTTATCAAACTTATGAAAGTGGTTTTGATTTTGCAGGAGGAATTACAACATTAACCATAGAAATTGGAGGTAGAGATATTAATCTAGCAATCGGACCCTTGTTCGATGATGTTACAGTTAATGTGCTCTATAACGTTGTCAGTCAAATAGTTACAGAACATATACTTAGTGTTGAAATGTGGGTAGCATATGGTGGCAGTACAGAAACAGAAGTTATAGATATTGTAGAAAATATTTTTGAACATAATGATGTAGTAGATGCACCAGGTGATGATTTATATTTTGAACCTGAGTTTGAAGAACCTGATATGGAAATGTCTTATGAAACTGTTGAGATAGAAATGGAAATGGAATTTGATTTTGAAATAGATTTTGAAATGGAAATGCCTGATATGGAAATGCCTGAAATGGAAATGGAAATGGCTAATATAGAAATGGAAATGGAAATGGAAATGCCTGATTTAGAATTACCGGATCCAGACATGGAAATGCCTGAACCTGAAATGCCTGAACCTGAAATAAAACCAGAATCTAAACCAGAAATGGAGGAGGTAAAAGATGAACCTATTAATGAACCTACTAAAGAACCTGAAGAAAATGTGGTTGAAGAGCCAGAGGCTGAAGAAAGCTCACCAGAGGTTAATGCAGATGAGGATCAACCAGAAGATTTGGAAGAACCAGAAGATAAAGGTGAAACCGAAGAAAAACCTGTAAAAAAAGAAATAGTAAAAAAAGAACCAGAAAAGAAACAAGAACAAAAAGAAAAAGCTGCTAAAAAGATCGTAAAGAAGATGGGCGATAAAGGTAGATATGATTCAACAAATCAGTTAAAAACACTAATAGTCATGCAAGTTTTAGGAGATACAAAAACTTTTTTTGACGCACAAAAACAATTAGATGATCGGGAAGGATTTTTTACAGACATGATTATACCAGACACACAAATACCTAATAATAATATAGGACAATATTTGTTATTCGCTGGAAGTGAAGGACTTATAAATGAAATGATTGATAGTCAATGGCAGATGGATTCGGAGTAGCAATGGCAGAGTTTGAATTTGCTGGAATGAAATTTAGAGGTGGCAAAATATTTGTTATACTTACAGCATTAACTACACTTGGTGGTGGACTGTGGGGAGGCTTTGAATTTTATAAAGATTATCTTAACATGAAAGAACAAATACAGAATTATGTCGCCCCAGATTTATCTGAGTTTGATAAAAACATTGCATTAACAAAAGAAGAAATGGAAAGCAAAACGGAATTACTTCAAACAGAAATCGAAATGTTAATGGGTGAAATGGAAATGATGATGCAAGAAATAAGATTAGTGTCTGATGTAGCCAATGAATTAAAAAATGATTTAAGACAAGATGTGCGTAGAGTTGAATCAATTGTTAATGATGTTGAACAACAAGTAAAAGAAGATTCAAGAGATAATGCTAAAGATTTAAAATCTACAATTAATACTCTTGAAGATGATATGAAAAAATTAGAAGAAAAAATAAAACTAGCCCAAAAAGAGTTAGAAGAAAAAATGGATAAAAGGATTAAAAGAGCATTAGAAAATCCTTTAGGAGGGTAATATGAAAATAAGCGATAACACAGCGATAAGCATGCCTATGAGAAACCTAATTGGCCTGATCATGGCCATAGGGATTGGTATCTTCGCCTACAGTGATTTGACACAAAGGCTTACCCAACTTGAGACTGCAAGACAATTAATGGAAGCCGATTTGTTAAAAAAAGCTGAGCAAGTACCTGTAAATCAGGAATT